GTCTTGCAGAACATAACAACATCATGAGAAAGTTATATAAAGAACGCAAGTTGTGTGGTATATCATTAAAGGCAGTATCAGGCAAGAATGCACGATTTGAAGAAATCAATATGAAAGAGTCATTACCTGAAACTGAGTCATACTTGTTAGATGATATTACTATGAAAATGGGTATTACAAATGAAGGACGATTAGATACTACAGATACAATCGTTAGGATATCTGCCGAAACTAAGAGTATATCGTTTCAGATTCGACCTAACAGTAAAGGTTTCAATAACTTGAAGTTTGAGTCTACTCAGAAAGGTGCAGGCGCAGCTCGTCTTGGTAAAGCGCCTCTTCCTATGGTCAAGAAACTACTAGAGTCATATGGTATATCAGAAAGAGACTTTGAGAATAAATGGCAAATGTTTCCAGGAAATGGTCAAGAGTTCGAAGAAGAACAAGACGATTACAAAATGATGTTTGATGCAATACATGGTGACATCACATCTAACATACAGAAAGAAGACTTCATACCAAATGTCACTAGATCATTCGAAACTACAGATGTTGCAAACGGATATATTACAGGTAAACTCATGGGATTGAAGTTTGTCTATCATCTTCTACAATTGACCGAAGAAGAACAAGGTCGATTACTCACTGAGATGGCGTATGCATCTCAAAAGATAGGTAAAATATTCGGTCCTTTCGGTAAGTTATACTAGAGAATCCAGAGTTTCAACCAATAATCACTACTAGGGTCAACAAGATCACCTGATGCACCTCTATCTAGATATAACAATGATGTTTGTTTGGTCATGTCACGATAGTCATGTTCCCAATGAATGTATGATGCATCTTCATCACCACCCATACCTCGCCATTGTGCAGGGAAAGATGGTCTAACATTCTTCTCCCACGCTTTATTGAGGTCGTCATTTCTATCTTTATCACCTACAAAATACTTTCCTACGACACCTGGTTGCATAGGAAGTAAGAATTCTTCATACTCACCCTCTATGAAGTGTGCAAAGGTTTCATACTTAGAGATGATATCTTTGTCGAACATCTTTTCTACGAAGTCAGGATGGTCGTTATATATGTGTTGATAGAATGATGTTTGAAACATAGTTTGTTCTGTCTCAGTCCAGTCTAATGGTATATTCAGTGTTGCCCAATTGTTCTCTTTGATTTTTTCTTTCTGATCTTCTGCAAGTTCATATGTTGTATGTGAAGGATCGCCTTTCTCTGGTAGAGAAGAGAATAATATTGAGTGCATCAAACCTCTTGGCATGACATTTGCATCTATGAACATCGTTTTGTCATGTGAACCAAACAATGTGTTCTTGAATATTTCTCTTTGATGAAAACTGTGGTGTGGTACTTCTTGGTCACTATACTGCGCCTTTAAGAATTTTACAGGTGATACATTCGCTGGGTCACCATCGTATATGTCTAACTTCTCGAAGTCTTCCATATCATAGTCTGATATAACAACGAATCTACATATCTGCATACCCTCATGCACAATAAGTCGTTGTCTGTCTAGATGAGTCTTCAATGCATGAACATCTTCTGGTGTCACACATGGGTCATCCTTCATACACATTGTAGTTAAATTAAATGCCATTTTCTAGTTTCTCCTCATTCGTGCCAAATCTTTGGCGTAGTTCTTATCTTCTTTAAATACTGGTACAAGATTAGACTTATGCATAGTTGCGATGCCTAAGAGTTGTCTTTCTCCTGTATATGTCATCGTCTCTTTCTTAGGTGTAATACACCCATTACTAGATGACGATACATATGACGGATACTTTTCTCTGTGTCTTTGCGATTCAGACATCACTTGGTCATATTGTCTTTGTTGTCTTGCAATTAACTCATTATATTTAGTGCGTTTTGATTTAGTTTTTAGAGAAGATGTTTTTCTCTTTCTACCATGCATATCATAACGCAGACTATTAACTAAATTTATCGTTCCCATAATGTAATTATACTATCAATTGTCTATTCTTTCAACCTGTTTTTTAAACATATTCTATCCAACCTGTCGCAATATACTTGTCACTCTTCAACGGTGGATTTCCTCTGTGTAAGTGTGTGAATCCACTCGGCCATATCACAAATCTATTCTTTCTCGGTTTCAGTCTGATACTCTGATATAGAAACTCTGTCTCACCACCCTCGTATACATCGTTGAGATACAACATAAATGCAAGTAGTGTATGTTTAGAGTCTAATTGATTACAGTGTTCTGAGTGCCAATTGTGATATCCGCCTTGTGGTGATGTCTTCTGCACTTTGATGTTAGATACAAATATATCATTGTATGTGCCTGACTCTAACACAGGATACTTCTGCAACCAACTATCTAATATCTCTTTGTTGATTGATTCAACTATGTCTTTTGTTCGACCACTAAGTGCATCTGACATTTGTGTATAGAACATCGATGTGTCTTTTTGTCTTAAAGGATTACCACCATAGTCTGTTCTTTGTAGTGTAAGACCTAACTCATCTGCCTTATCAAAATCATTTATAATCTCATCTATGAGTATATCATCGAAGTAATCATCAAGTGTGAGTATATGGTCGCCGTGATCAGTCCAGTTCATCTTCTCTCCCGAACCATACTAGTAGTGCAAATCTCTCACCCTCTAGTATAGGGTCGACACTATGCCATACTTGTGTCGAATTATTAAAGGACACTACGGTACCACTTGCATTCGCAATAATATTACCATTTACTTGTATGTTACCACCTCTATAATTATCGTTTAACAAAATCATCATCGTTGCAGTATCATTTGAGTCTGCAATGTCTTTGTGTGGTGGGAAAAAAGAGTCTTGATGATAGTGTGCGACTTGCATAAAATTAATTCTGCCGAAGTCTGGATGGTCTGATATCACTCCTTCGAATACTTGTATAATATTCTTAAACTCTTTCGTGCCATCTAATATCACTGAGTAATCTACACCATTATGGTGTTCGTATTTGTATGACATGCCATCTTGCACATCTACAGGTTTGAATTGTTGATACTCTGTCTCTTCTACTTCACAAAATGGTAAATTCATGTGTTGTTGAATAATGAGATCGCAACCCTCTTCTGTAATGTTAGAAGGAAGAACCATAATGAAATCATCGTATCGTTCGATATCTTCTAAACTCGCAAGTGTGTCTTCAAACCTTTCGTTGACTTCTTCTAGTGCTTGTGTTTGTGTAGGTTGGTCATATCCTTCTACAACACTTGGTGTAAAATCGCCTAGATCAAACTTTGTTTTCTTATCTTCGCTCATGATATTGGGTGGTAAAATAATACTTGTGTATATCGCCAGTTGTCTTTGTATTTATTGTAATCTTCGACATATGCACCATGCATACGATTACCAGGAAATATTACTGCACGATTGAATTTTGCAGGTATAACACTCTCTAGTTTAAATCGGTCTTCTACAGGATATAGTAGTGACATGTTCTCATCGTTAGTAATCCATTCTCCCTCATATACGGCAGTTCCACCATCTTCCTCTTTATCTAGATAGACAAGAAAATTGAGTGTCGATAGATTATCTGGTCGATCTAACGGACTATCTACATGAGGATAGTGTTGTAGTTTGTTATCGAACACATCGATAGTCTGAAAACAGTTAAACTCTATGAGTTTATTCCACTCGTAGTCACCTTTGTGAAAGTATCTACGACATAAATCTAATATTCTGTTGTGTTCATTCCAATATAGTCTAGTAGGGTGACCAATGGTGTCGACAATACGACAATCATTGTAATTCACACCGTTTTGTGTAGATGACTCTGTATTGTATTTCCACATAGGATATTGTCTACTCGTAATGTGTTCGTATATGTCTTCTGCATTCTCGTAGAAATCATCTATAGTAATACAGAAACCATCGAACTCATGGTTGTCAAAGTTATCTCTGACTTTGTAGAGTTCATCTAATTTGTATGTCTTATTCATAATCTAATACTGAGTAATCGAAATCATCACCATGATGATACGACCCTAAGTCCTCTGCATGTTGTAAGTTAAATGATATTGCAATTCTTTCTATGTCTTCTTCTTGTTGTGATAAAGGCACACAATGTTGCATATAACTCGGCCAAAGTAAGAAATCACCTGTTCTAGGATAGAAACTCATATCTGTTTGGGCACCAGGTGTTCCCATGTAGTCGATTTGGTCATGTCCTTCTATCTGCATCAAATCGTCTCTTGCACCATGACCAAAAACAGAACTCATGTTTGGATTGAAGAACTTGATAGGCATACTATTACCGTCTGCAAGAGGATAGTATGTGCCTGATATTCTAGACTTGACATGATTGTGTGACTCGTGACTATGTGGTTTATTGTATACACTGACCCATGCAAATAGATGTATGTGATGTCTGTCAAATGGTGTCTCGAAAAAGAATTGTGATTTGATAAAGTCGATGTAAGAGTCTTTCATCTGATTTGCAAAAGAGTTGAACCATGATTGATTGTGTGTCTCTTCTCTTGCATCGTTATCAAAATATGTCGTATACTCTGTTTCAGTATTACCTTTTGGCATACGATTTACTATGTCTCTACAGTGGTTTGATACCAACTCATGGTCTAAATTTACAGTGCCATGAAACATAGGTGTAGGAAATACACTAAAGTATTTGCCCTTTGGGGGTGCATATAAGTTTTTAGTCTGTTGTTGAATTGGTTTCATTCTTTTTCACTGCAACACCGAGGCCCTTTTCACCGTTCGGCATTGTCACATTACGATAATATATTACAACTTCTCCCATTTGATTGATGTATCTCTTTAATTCTTGCATATCTTCTGCCATGACTTTGTAGTCACCGATAGTAGTTGCAACAAATAATACTTCGCCATTGTTTACTCGTTTCATTTCATCTACAAATTGGTCGAAGTATGTATATCCGACTGGCCAGTCTGGATTCTCTCTCTCGTCTAACTCACATGTCTTTGGTCTTTTGAGTTGTTCTACACCATCTTTGAATTTAGGTGGGTCGAATGATATAGTTCTTCTACAAGGGTTTACTATCTTCGCCTCTGATACTACAAACCATTTAGGTGCAGTTAGATTTACTGGTCTCGGTAGATCGGGTTGCATGATGTCGATCTGAATAGGTTTTGACTCTATTTTTATATCTCTCTCTGGTAGTAGTGAACAACCACTAATCGCTATTAGGATTGGTAAGATTATATAATTCTTTCGTATCATCTTCTATGCCCTCCATAACTAATTCACTTGCATTGTTCATTCTAAGTTCAATCATACCAGGTTTCTTTAGTGCAAGTAAATCTAAATTGTGTCTTGAAAATATTTCTAGGTATTCTGCCTTCTCTTGTTCAATCTCTGCATTTCGTCTAGTCATATTCATAAGAGATTGACCTTGTTTCTCGTATGACTCTCGTAAGGCGGTTATCGCCTGTGTCTGTTCTTCTAGTGCATACTCTAGTTTTGTATTGTTTTCTTTGAGTGTCTCGTTCTGATTATACAAATAGAATGTGACAAGACCAAGTGCAACTAACAGACCAATTGTAAATTGATTCATATTATCCTTCTTTCTCTAAGTCCCAAGTGATTATGTTTTTACCCTTGGTTGATGGTCTATTCTTCCAAAACTTCCATTGTTCTTGTTGTGTTCGCCATTGATAGTGCCAAGGTGCATTCTCTCTTTCTGCATCTAAGAACACTGCATTGGTAAATGCAATAGGCAATAATACTGCAAAGTGAACAATTAAACTTGTTATTGTGCTGTATCCCAACCAACCCATGTAATACGATGCAATGAATCCGAAGTAAACAGACCACATGGTGAATAACACCATTGTGAAGTAAGTCTGTAGACTAGGGTCAGGTATGTATTTCAACGGATTGTATCTATTATCCATGACATATCGCCATGAATCAACGACAAACATTGTCGCTCTTCTGTGTAGAGGTGGTTTTCTCATAGTTTTCTCCTATAATAATACGATTGCAAATGCAATAAACATAAATGCTATCACAATCATTTTTTTGTAGTCATTCCATTTAGGGTTCATAATCTTCTATTATATAATTCAATCCAGATGATGATCTAAATTCAACAACCTTGTTGTTCTCATCTCTAAACTTTAAATGTTTCTCTTTCTGTATCAAAATCTTCTTTGCAATATAATGTTTATCATCATTGTTACCATATTCAGTATCAAATGATACAGTTATATTATAATACTGTGTAAAAAGACTCTTCAACCATCGCCAAAAATTGTTCATAATTGTATTTAGTCGTTGTTTCTGAGTTGTTTTAGAGTTTCTATTGTCTCTTTGGCACTAGTGTGTAAGATACCAATACCGCCTGCATCTTCCCATGCCTCGATATTCTTTAATCTATCATCAATCAACACACTTCCCTCAAAAGCGAAAGCGGCCTTTTGTGAACCAGTCATAGTGCATGTCACTACAACACCTGGGTCAACATATCTTTTAATCCACTGATTTTTATCATAGACTACTAACTCTCTATTGACGACACCAGCGGCAGTCAATATTTCCCAAGGAGTCTCACAATGTTTGATATATCCCAATAGATCATACATATCGACCATTGGTGGTAAGTTTGCAAACAATCTCTTGTCTGTTAACTCTTTCTTTTTCAAATCATAATCAGAATGACCTTGATCATCGTTTGTTAGTGGATGTCCTAGATATGTCTCGCAACCTCTTAGAAAGTCGCACAACACACCGTCCATATCAACAAATATTCTATTTACTTTTCCTTTCATCATGGTTGGATTATAGTCTTTTTCGCTAGTCATTGTCAAGCGTATTTTCTAGTAGATATGCTTCATTTTCATCGATAGGTTCACGGTTTAGTATCTGTCTTGCATGTATCATTTCGTGTGCAAGTGATATGTATCTTTCATCGTTGAATTTGACATAGATGTTGAGATGAGTAGTATCTTCATACTCTCGTGGGTGTTCTATAATCGCTTGTTGTCTAAATGATGGTGGTAATTTATAAATGTTAATAATTGCATCTTTATCTGCAATTTCTAACTTATTCGCATATTTGACCGCTCTATCTAGAATCGGTTTATGTTTACAGTATATCTCCATCTTCATCATCATGTAGCCAATCAGATATCTCACTCTCGCAAAAAGGACAAACAGTAGGGTGTTCTAACTCTTCTACTGGTTCGTTGATTGGTTTTATTTCATATTCATTCAAACAAGTGTCACAAAAAATTCTGTAAGTCTTCATATTACTCCTCGTTTAATTTCTTCTCGCCGATTGCCTCTTTCCAGAGATTATCAAACGATTTCTTTTTACCATTTAGTGTTGCAAACGGTAAATCGTGGTCGTGTTGCCAGAAATCTTGACCTTTTGTGTAGATTCTGACTTCATTTTTTGTATGATTTATAGAGCGAAAGACATGTTTGTATCTCTCACTCAATACATCTTGATACTCTTCTGGCGGTAAGTATAGGTGAAATGTTCTAAACTCTTCTTTCGCCATTTCGATACTGTTCGAACTCTGTATATCCACCAATGTATTCACCATGTGCAGTAATCTGTGGGAAAGTTCGTGCAGTCGGAAACTTTTCAAAGAGTTGTTCTCTTGTAAAGTCTTCGTCTAACATATAGTATTTGTATTCTAATCCGTCTCTTTCACAAAGATTTTTCGCTTTCACACAATAAGGACATTGTGGTTTACTCCATATCTCTATCATTTTTCTGGTAACCCCGCTTGTATAAATTCGCCAATGGTATCTATATCACTATCTGATAATAGACCTGCCTGAGCCCACATAGTTGAACTCATATTGCCGACTGTTTCTCTATTTTGATAGGCATATAACCTATCGACTATGTATTCTTTACTTTGACCTGCGAGTGCAGGAAACATTCCCATACCTTGACCTTTTTGACCATGACAAGCGGCACATCCACCCCATAGTCCCCTAATTGATGAGAACTCATCTAGGGCGGCAAGTTCTTGTTTCGCCTTTAGTTGTTCTACTACAGTGCCATTTTCTCTGACATACTCTTCATAACATTCACCATAACATGATGATGCACTCTCGTATCCTTTGTATTCTAAGTTATTATATGTGTGAGATATAAGACCATACATGAAACCACATATGCCTATAACTAAATAAAATGCTTCGTTTCTCATAATTTAAAGTCCTGAAATGTGTCGTCATTGACATCTTGTTTGATACCACCTATCACATAAGATTCTATCTCTGTTTCTTGTGGTGCATTTTGTAGACCTCTACTGTTCAACCAGTGTCGTGTCCAAGGCAGAGGATTATTTGCACTAGAGACATCATAGATAGGGTCAAGACCTATCATTCTCATTCTCTTGTTTGCAATATACTCTACATATTTGTTTAACAATGGCACTGACAAACCTATCATACTGCCGTCTCTAAACAAGAACTCTGCCCATTCTTTTTCTTGTTTCACTGCATCTTCATACATTTCGTATACTTCTTGTTCACAATCTTTCATGACTTGATTCATAATCTTATCATTCTCATGTTGTTTATAACATTTTAGAATGTGTTGTGATGTTGCAAGGTGTTGTGCCTCGTCTCGTGCAATGAATGATATAATCTTTGCACTGCCCTCCATAAGTTTGAGTTCACCGAATGCAAAACTACATGCAAACGATACAAAGAATCTGATACCCTCTAGTATGTTTACTGATACAAGTGCAAGATATAGTGCCTTATATAGATCGTAATCGTCTACTTTTAGACCTAATAGTCGTCTTCTGCCTAGTTCTATGAAGTGGTCATACTTCTCTGTCACCATCTCTGCTCTCTTGATGATTGCATCTTCGTCTAGTATCGTGTCAAAGATATCACCTGGATTTGCATACACATTCTTAATGATGTGTGTGTAAGACCTACTGTGTATGGTCTCCATGAAATCCCAGGTGATAATGCACGATTCAAGTTCAGGCAAAGACACGAATGGTAAAAATGCTATGCTTGGCGCTCTGCCTTGAACTGAATCTAAAAGGGTTTGATATCTTAGATTAGATGTGAATATATGTTTTTGTGCATCGTTGAGTTGTTGATAGTCATTTCTATCTTTCTGTAATGATACTTCTTCTGGTCTCCAGAAATACCCTAACTGAGTCTGAGTAAGTTTATCAAATATAGGATATTTGAATGTGTCAAATCTCTGAACATTAAGTTCAGGTCCAAAAAACGGTTTTTGTTTTGTAAAATCTATTTTCTCTCTGTTAAATACTGTCATTTTTTCTCTACTCTTTCTAGATGGTCAAAGTTGTTTACATACTTTGCAATGTCTGATTCGTAATAGGTGTCACAAAACTGTTGCATCTTTATTTGTTTTGGTGTCGACTCTTTCATCTCAGGATAAGATTTAAAATCTAATTGCACCCTACCATTACTAAATCTATTTGCACGACCGTCTAGATCAAGTGCAAACTTTCTATTATTACTATTTGGTCCTATATTGATATCGTGTTGTATGCCGTAATCAAAACCCTCTATCTCTCTCATCTTACTATCAGCATTAAAGAAATGAACAAACACATGATAACTATACTCACCTAGTAAATAGTCTCGCCAGTGTGGTATATTAGGACCTTGATATAGTAATATATCTCCTGGTTCTAATGAGACTGATTTACAATTGTTCTTTTCTCTTAGTCTTTGTGGTATATCTTGTGAATCGTTCTTGATTACTTCTGCATCTACACCTGCATAGTTCTTGTCGTTTCTAACCCATATTTTCCATGGTTTGCTATCGTCTGTTAGATAATCTAAACAAAGTGTTGCACTAATCTCACATGATGGTCTATCAGTGTGCGAACCAAGATATGCACCTCTCTCATACTTTCTAGTATACGAGTATGTCTCTCGTAAGTCCATGTCTATATAGTCTTTTAACTTCTTATGTATAAAACTCTGTAGTGCTATTCCCCATGGTGTGCAATAACCTGCCTTAGATTTACCAATAGAAGACAAAGGATTTTTATATGTTATGTCTTTCTCTTCTGTATGCAAATATGCATTACCAAACTCTTCGTCTGATCGCCACATGTCGAGTGTCATATTGATAATATCTTTTGGTATAAAACCTCGTAAGACTACATATCGGTCTTTCATCAATTGCCATGTGAGGTCATTGGTAGAACCAGTTATATACTTATCCGTTTCATCATCCCAAAATTTATATTTTACTGTTTTTTCTTCAAATTGCACAGGCATCGCATTCTTCCTCATCACTATCATTATGTGTCAATGGTGGTATATAATCATTCATCGCTGAGTTAGGGTCTGTAATCACATCTTCTACTTTACCGTCCATGGTATTGTGATAGTAAGATGTTTTCCAACCATACTTGTATGTTGTTAATAAGTCTTTTGCCATTATAGATACGGGAACTTCACCGTTCTCGTAGTTTTCAGGATTGTATGACCAATTACCTGATATCGCTTGATCAAAAAACTTTTGCATAACTGATACTACATTTATATATCCTATGTTGTCTGGCATATCCCATAGTAAAGTGTATGCACTCTTTAGATGTGAGTATTGTGGCACTATCTGTTTCAGTGTGCCTTTCTTACTCTTCTTAACTGACAAGTAATCTCTTGGTGGTTCTATGCCATTTGTTGCATTTGATGTCACACTAGAAGATTCACTTGGCATTTGTGCAGTAAGTGTAGAATGTCTAAGACCATAATCTAATATATCTTGTCTTAGTTTCTCCCAATCACACACTAGATTGTTTGGTGTAATCTCATCGACATCTTTTTTGTATGTGTCGATAGGTAATATACCTTGTGAATACTTCGTTCTATGAAAGTATGAACATGCGCCTTTTTCTTTTGCCAAGTTCATAGAAGAGTTAAGTAAATGATACTGAAACTTCTCCGTAAGTTCATGGACGAGACTCCAGGCGTCTTGGTCACTATATTTTACTCTGTTTTTCGCAAGGAAATGTGCAAGACCAATGTATCCTATACCTAAACTTCTTCTTGCAATAGTCGATTTCTGAGCGGCTGACACTGGATATTCTTGATAGTCTATCAATTCATCTAGACCTCTTACTGCAAGATCACAAATATCTTCTAACTCTTCTTCTTTGATTATACCCACATTTACTGCACTTAATATGCATAGTGCGATTTCACCGTCACCATCGATATGTTGTATTGGGTCTGTCGGTAAAGTAATCTCTTGACAAAGATTACTCATGTTTACTTTGTCAAGAAAACTACTATGAGAATTACTGTGGTCTATATTCATGATATAGATTCTGCCAGTCTCCGCTCTCTCTTTTAATAGATTGGTAAATAATTCTCTTGCACTTACTTTCGATTTAGATATCGATGTCGCTCTCTCGTATTTCTCATACATCTCGTCAAACTCTGGTGTGCCGAATGCATCATACAAATCAGGCACATCATGAGGACTAAACAATGTGATATCTTCATTTGCAAGAAATCTTTTATAGAATAGTTCTGATAACTGTATACTATAATCTAACTTTCTTACTCTGTTATCCTCAGTGCCTTTGTTATTTTTGAGAACAATGATGTCTTCGATTTCTTGGTGCCATATAGGAAAGTGGACAGTAGCACTTCCGCCTCTGACACCATTTTGTGTGCAACATCTAACTGTTGATTCAAACTTTTTAAGGAATGGTATAACTCCAGTATGCTGAACTTCACCTCCTCTAATTCTGCTTCCAAGTCCTCGTATTCTTCCTGCATTTATCCCTATCCCTGCTCTTTGAGCTACATATCGACCAATCGCCATATCACTTGCAAATAACGAATCTAAAGTATCGTCACTATCTACTAGAACACACGATGCAAATTGTTTTAGTGGTGTTCTTACACCTGCCATGATAGGTGTTGGTATGTTAATTTTAAAAGTAGATATCGCATCGTAATATCTCTTCACATAATCTAGTCTTTCACCGTTGTCGTATCTCATAAACAATGTCATTGCAATTAACATATACATGAATTGTGGTGTTTCGAATATTTTGTTTGTAGATCTATCTTGAACTAGATACTTATCTACGACTTGTTGTAGACCTGCATATGTAAATTCTGTATCTCTACTATGTCTTAAATATGAATCTATCTTGTCTAGTTCTTCATCTGTATAATGTTTTCTTAAATCTTTTGTGTATAGACCTGCATCTATGTTTCTCTCTAGAATGTCTTTGATATGTGGATATATTTCACTATCTTTCCACTTTGTGTTGAATACTTGTTTCTGTATTGCAAACAATAGTAATCTAGATGCAACAAACTGATAGTTAGGTGATTCTAAACTAATCAGATCACTTGCACTTTTGACAAGTATCTTTTGTATTTCTTGTGTTGTTATGCCGTCAAAGAATTGTAGACCACTATTCATCTCTACAGAAGACTCAGAAACACCTGTGATGCCTCTACATGCCTTTTCGACCATTCTGTGTATTTTGTCTAGATCAATATTGACTTTTGAACCGTCTGACTTTACTACTTTAATTTCTGAATTCATATCTTCTTATACTCCACCAATTGTAATTTTGCTGAGAGACCTTGAACTGTATTACGATTGATGATTTCTAACACTTCGCTTTCACTTAACCCACTCATAATCATGTCGTTAATATCTTTACAATCTTTTATTCTCTTATCATTCCAAATGCACACACTATAACCAAGTCTAATAACTTCTTCGATTTTTTTAATTATCTCTTTGTTTCGTGGTTCATTGTCATAGATAAGTATTACTTGATCTTTTATATCTTCTGGTATTTTCTTAAAATCACTTCCTGCAACTGCAATTGCATTCGGAAGGAATAGACTATCTATAGGTCCCTCTGTCACATAGATTGTCTTTGACCTGTCCACATTGTTAAGGTTGTAGATGAGTGGAACATCATCTCGGAATCTCATGGTCAAGTATCGCAATGGCGAATCGTTTATCGCTCTGCCTGTTAGACCAATTAAGTCCCCATTCTCATTATAGAATGGCAAAACAATTCTAGGGTCATTGCCTAAAACTCTATCTTTATACTTATCAGATAGAAGATGTAGTGTCTGTGCTTGTGACACAAACCACATATCTTGCATCTTGAATTCAGGTATCTTTCTATCTAATAGATAGTTTCTTGCCTCTGATTTCTCTGATACAGGAAAAGCAACTGCCTTTAAATTGTTATCTTTTTTATTTAGAATTTCTGTTCTTGGAGTGAACTTAAATTTGTCACTCGACAACATTTTTTTCTTAGGTTTATGTCCTTTCTCTGCAAGAAATTCTTTAAGATACTCTTTATGTATAGTAGGAAAATTCTCTTTTAAAAAGTTTATACTTGATGTTGTTTTACTACAGTTGTGACACTTGTAAATGAATGATTGTTCTTTTACAAAGTGATAACCTCTTGCTTTGTATAGATTCTTTTGTGAGTCACCACAATAACAACATCTATGGTTGAGTGTATTCTCATTGACCCATTTTGCCCTGTCGAGATTCGACATGACCATAGATAAGTATTTTCTTTCCAACCACAGCATTACATCTATTATACTGTGTGATACGAGGTTTTACAAGTCTTTTTTACTTATATTTTTGAGTTTATTTTTAGGCACTTGAATGACATATCTGTTCTCAACAACTTTAGGTTTATCTTGTTCTATTCTTCTCGCAATCAAACCTGTTGATGATACTAATAGTAGCACCGCTAAGGGGTCAAATACAAAGATGAGTGCATAAATCACCCACCTCACAGCGTTGTCAAGATACTTGACAGAATCCTCTTGCCCATATATTACTTCTGCAACATACTTAATTGGACCAATCTCCGCTTCTTGTTCTAATTGTAACCTTTGTAAAGGTAATTTGTCTTCATTTAATTTTACTATATCATCTACTATTATGTCAATGTCATTTGCAATTTCATTTCTCTCATCTGTTTGTCTTCTATCGATATAGTTTCTGTCTTGTGGTCTTGCAGTATCTAGAATGTTATCTAAACCTGCAACTCTATCTTCTAGTCTTTTTAATTGTGAGTCTCTTGATTCTATTCTTTTATCTATGATAGACATTTCTAGTGTATATGAATCACCTACAAGTGTTGTCTCTATATTTGCCTTTGATAGATACCCGAATATACCTAATGATGTAATCAACATCAATA